CTGGGCCCCAGAAACCCGTCTTCTATCACAGCAGTCACAGCTGAATAGCAATAAATCCTTAATAGCATATTCATTTAATAGTAAACCGAATAGCGAACGGAGTTCGCGGGAGGTAAACGTGGAGTACTTTGAAAGCGAAGATGAACGTTTAGAGGCGCAACGCAAGTGGCGCGAAAAGAAGCATGCTGAGAAGATGGAGATTCACGAGTCTCGTCGTCAAGAGAAGATGCTTCGTCGTAATCCTGCAAATGCTTCTGGATGGTCACCTACAGATTCAGCGTTTGAGTTTGCAGAGCAGATGCACAACCTGTGGCACATCCAGCCATGGCAGGTTACTCGTAGCCGTTTTCGGTACGCACTTGCAGACAAGCGCAAGGAGTACAACACGGACGGTGCGCTAGAGCTTCAGATGATGGCCCTGTTTTTCAGTCAGATTAAACACGATACCAAGCTAAGCGACCCTGAGATTGTATGGAAGAAGTTCATACTTCAGTTCCATAACTTGTTAACTGAGGTCCAGCGCTCTATGGTTACGCCAGAGAAGATGGAAGCCATAAAGGAAAAGTCAACTCGCTCTTTGGATTGGATGAACGATGTTTAAATTGAACGATTTAAAGATTCGTCGACGCTCGTGGGTGCAGATGGCTAACATCCCGACCGCTCGCTTAGGTTGGACGTTAGACGACTGCACAGAGGTTGACGAGAAGGACTTAACTAACATTAAACGATGGCTTGCTTCTGTAAAGGCTGGCAAAGTTATTCGCGCTGTTGGTTCCGTTGGTTGCGGCAAGGGTCTTATGTTTTGGGGAACCCCAGGTCACGGCAAGACCACGCTGTCTTTATCAGTTATACAAGAGGTGATGTCTACATTTCCCCTTGATGCTTTTGATGTTAAAGAGAATGGGCCTTTGATTCGCCCCTGTTATTTTGCAACGTTCAACGACATATTAGATTTAAAGGGGTCTATGATGGATGGCCCAACTGATGACCAAGAGGTTATTTACTCAGGGATGCTTGGGGAATGCCGAAATGACGCGTATAACATCAGGATTCTTGTTATTGACGATGTGGGCAAGGAGCATGCCAGCCTAAGCGGGTGGCAAAAGAATATGCTTCACCACGTTTTACGCACACGTTTCAACAACGGACTGCCTACAATAGTTACTACTAACATTGAGTTAGAGGATTGGGCTGGTCTATACGGCGATGCTACAGAAAGCTTTGCTAATGAGGCCTTTGGGTATATCCCTATTACGTCCAAGAGCGGTGACCTACGGAAATGAGAGAGCCATACGTGAGTGAAGATACTAAACGCTTAGTTCAGGTTTTCCTAAGTCAACTTCAGACACCTGGCCCTGGTATCTTTGAGGTGTCTGCTGATAGCGCTGGCAAGTTGTACTGCACATGCCCAGGGTATAGTGGGAGAAAAGTTTGCAAGCACACTAAGTTTGTACAAGCCCGAATTGATAGCAATAATGGTAACTACCCATTAGTAATATCAGACAGGGCTACTAGCGAAGATGCTTTGAAAGCTAAAGAGTCTAACGAAGCGTTTCGCCACTTTGTAATTAAATTTGGAAAAATAGAGGTTCACTAATGCAAAAGGGAGACATCAGTAATGAGCTCCCGAGGAGAGTGCTAGTAGTAGCTGATGTTTTTTTAAATACAGAGGTAAAGATAACAAAACGTTTTAAGATATTTTCTATCCCTAAAATTGATAGAAATTTTAGACGCGAGTTACTTAGCTCTTTATATTTAACAACAACTAGGCGCGGCATTACTCTGGAGTTAGTTTCATTTGATTTGTCATACGAGCAATTATCAGATGTAATAGATACTCTTGACAACATGGGTACTAACCCGTTTAGATACTTTAATTCGTATGGTTCTATTGACCACTTAGTGGGAGAGTTACCATATAGGCCTGAGGTGGTTGGCGTACTAGATGTACCTAACCGTTTGCTACGATACGGACACTGGGGATTGGACTTCAATAGCTTATGAACAACGACGCACGGTTAATCAGCAAAATAATTGAAGACCGCAATATTGGCATTGTTCTTGAACGTAATGTAAACGAGAACTGGTTTGCAGACGTCAGTGACAAGAAGATGTTTCGTTTCTTGCACGACCACTACACCAACTATCAAGAGTGCCCAAGTCTTGAGGTTATTAGAGAAAACTTTCCTACTTATCAAACACTGGGTGTGCAGGACCGTATTGATTATTTAATTGATAAGGCTGTAGAGAGCCGACGTAAGTCTTCAATTATTAAAACTCTTGACGAGGCTTTGTCATCTATTGAGAGGGCACAGGACCACGAAGGTGCTGTACTTGCATTTGAACGCGGTCTTATTCGTTTAGAAGAAGAGGGTTTAACTAAGTCTAACGATTTAGAAATAACTGAAGCTGCTAAGAAAGCTAAAGAGGAGTATGAGTTTCGTAAAGCAAACCCAGGTTTACTAGGTATGGCTACAGGGTTTCCTACTATGGACGAGGCAACTTCTGGTTTACAACCAGGGCAGCTAATTGTTATTGTGGCTCCGCCAAAGACTGGTAAGTCAACTCTTGCGCTACAGATTGCTTTGAATGCTCACTTAGACGGCAAGGTCCCTATGTTCATGTCATTTGAGATGAGCAACGCAGAACAAAAGTCTCGTTACTACGCAATGCGCGCTCGCATTTCACACAGACGCCTTATGACAGGTACGTTGGCATCTGACGAAGAGACTCGTTACTTTAAAGTAGTTGAGGGTATTGAGAACATGCGCGAGCGTTTTTGGTTCGTTGACTCTTCAGGTGGCCAGACTGTCGGAGCTGTAGCAAGCAAGGTACAGAGCAAGAACCCAGACATTGTATTCATTGATGGCACCTATTTGATGATTGATGAGCAGACTGGTGAGTCAAACACGCCGCAGGCCATCACTAATATCACTCGTTCTTTGAAGCGTTTAGCGCAGAAAATTAACAAGCCTATTGTTATCTCTACACAGGCTCTTACTTGGAAGATGAAGAAGGGGCAGGTAACTGCAGACTCTATTGGGTACTCATCTTCCTTCCATCAAGACGCTGACGTTATCTTTGGTCTACAACGAGAGGACGAAAACGTAGACGACACTCGTTTGCTACGCGTTGTGGCTAGTCGTAACGGCGGTCTAAGCGAGGTGTCTTTGATGTGGGACTGGAACACAGGCCACTTCCGTGAGATTAGTGACGATGACTTATGACAGTAGAGGAGATGACAGACACGTTATCTCGTCTTGGTATTGAGGTATTAGATACTCGCGGAGATGAGATTAACGGTTATTGCGCTGCTCACGAGCAACGCACGGGGCATGTAGACCATAACCCATCTTGGTGGATTAACGCTGACTCAGGAGCTTTCATTTGCTTCTCCTGCGGTTGGAAGGGGAACATTTATTCACTAGTCAGTTATATTCAAGATATTGAGTACGCAAAGGTAGGCGACTGGTTAGGTTCTGCCGCTAGTCTTACTGCTCGTTTTAGTCGTTTAACTAACGCGATAAAGCGCAAGCCAATTGAGGATGTAACAGCTGTTACTGAGTCAATGCTGTCTGCCTACACACAGGTCCCAGCTCACGCTTTAGAGGCCAGAGGACTTTTAGTTGAAAGTTCAACTAAGTACGGAGTTCTTTGGGATGAACGCGCAGGTAACTGGATTATTCCTATTAGAGAGCCCGCAACTGGTAAGTTATTAGGATGGCAGGAAAAGGGTTTTTCTAACCGTTACTTTAATAATAAGCCTGTGAAGGTGAAGAAGAGTGGAAGTTTATTTGGGTACGAGCACTACAAGGGCGGAGACATGATTGTTGTTGAGTCCCCATTGGATGTTGTTCGTCTTAGCTCCATTGGTATTGATGGGGCTGTTGCAACTTATGGGGCTATAGTATCTGCCGCCCAGTTCAATCTTATACGCGGCGCCGATAGGATTATCTTTGCTATGGACAACGACGACGCGGGTAGGGCGTCTTCTCAAGCTCTACTGGAAATGTGCAAGCAGATGGGTGTAGAGTGCTGGTTCTTCAACTACAGTGGCATTGATTTAAAGGACGTAGGTGGCATGAGCAGGTCAGAGGCTTTGACAGGTTTGTCCACAGCACGTCATCAGTTACGAGGAGTATCAGCATGATTATTGGACTTACAGGGTATGCGCAATCAGGCAAAGACACTTTGGCTGGGATGCTTATTGGCCTTCACAAGTATGAGAACAGGTCGTTTGCTGACCCTATTCGTAAGCTGTTGTATGAAACAAATCCTTTACTAAAGGACGGATACAGAGTTAAAGGTGTTGTTGATGCGTACGGTTGGGATAAAGCTAAAGTAGAGTTCCCAGAACTTAGAAACCTTCTTCAAACTTTAGGAGTTGGCGCACGTACTGTGTTTAACGACCAGTTCTGGGTAGCTCAAGGTTTAGCTGGAGTGTCTGCGGGTGACAAGGTTGTTATTACTGACGTTAGATTCCCAAATGAAGCAGACGCTATAAAAGAATTAGACGGTCAAATTTGGCGCGTCAAAAGAATTGGTGTTGGCGCTGTTAACAAGCATGTTTCTGAGACTGCTATGGATGGTTACCCAGTTGACCAGATTTTTATAAATAACGGTTCTATTGAGGACCTTATGGCTTTATTGCAAGCTCGCATGAGGCAATTTCTATGATGCAATATTGGTCTTGGTTACTTGCTGTAATAGGTGTGTTAGGTATCTACTTTGTAGGCCGTAAAACTATTTGGGGCTGGTTGGTATTACTTTTTAATGAGTGCTTGTGGATTACGTATGCTCTTATTACTGACCAGTATGGATTTATATTTTCCGCACTTGCGTACGGTATTGTTTATATTAGGTCTTATATTCACTGGTCTAAAGAGAAAGTTAACGAGATTCCGCTGTGACATTTACTGGTACCCTACTGCCTTACCAACCTGAGGCCGTAGACCGCATGTGCGAACGTGCTCGCATGCTTGTGGCTTACGACCTCGGGTTGGGAAAGACCGTCCTTACTATTGCAGCAATAGAGCGTCTTATGGATGAGTCACAGATTAAAGAGCCAGGCCTTATAATTTGTTTGTCATCTTTAAAATACCAATGGGCAAACCAGATTGAGAAATTTACAAATGGAACTTCAAAGGCTTTGGTCATTGATGGAACACCAAAGAAACGCGCAGAGCAGTACGCCGAAGCCATGGACTGGCGGAGTTCGGGCGTTGATTACATTATCCTTAACTATGAGCAAATTGTTAACGACTGGGACAAAGTACGACAGCTCCCACGTGGCTTCGTTGTCCTTGACGAAGCAACCGCCATCAAATCTTTCAAATCAAAACGCTCCAAAGCAGTAAAGAAGTTAGTTAACTCCCCTTTTAGATTTGCTCTTACTGGCACACCGATTGAGAACGGCAAGCCCGAAGAGCTTTATTCAATCATGCAATTTGTAGATGCAAATGTTCTTGGGCGCTTTGATATTTTTGATACAGCTTTTATTGTTCGCAACAGTTGGGGTGGGGTTCAGAGCTATAGAAATTTATCGTCTCTTCATACAAAAATGAAAGAGGCTTCGGTCCGCAAGGCGCAAAAAGACCCAGATGTAGCCCCGTACCTTCCAGACTCTATTCATAAAGAGCCAGTCAAGCTTACGTTAGATAGAAAAAGCTCAAAGCTATACACCAAGATTACTGAGGACTTACTATTTGATTTAGACGAGGCTGTGGCTTTGTTTGGCTCTTCATTTAACGTTCTAGCTCATTATGGCTACGCCTCTCAGCGAGGTGGGCCAGAGGATGAAATCCGTGGAAAGATTATGTCCAAGATTGGGTGTTTAAAGATGCTCTGCTCTCACCCTGATTTGCTACGAACTAGTGCTGAAAAGTTCAAGTTGATGGGTGGAGAAGGTTCATCCTATGCAGCTGGTTTAGTTGATGCAGGGGCTCTTGACGGCGTTACTAGTTCACCTAAGCTTGACTACCTTGTTCAGTATGTTAAAGAGTTTCTTGAGCAAGACGAGGCCAACAAGGTTGTTATTTTTGCTACTTACGTTGATATGCTTGACAAAATTGCAGAAGCGCTTGGGCCAGACCAGTGCCGCCTATACTCTGGAAAACTTGACGCTAAAACCAAAGAAGATAACAAGGTTGCCTTTAACACCTCACCCGATGTCCGTGTTCTTATAAGCTCTGACGCTGGCGGTTATGGTGTGGATTTGCCTGCCGCTAACCTCCTAATAAACTATGACTTGCCTTGGTCCTCTGGCGGTGCAATTCAAAGAAACGGCCGTATTAAAAGAGCTTCGTCTACCTGGCCATCTATAGTCATTCAAGACCTTTTGGTTGCTGGGTCTATTGAGGAGCGCCAGCACGAGGCTCTGCAGCAGAAGACCGCTCTAGCCAACGCTATTATTGATGGGGAGGGTATAGACGAGGATGGCGGAATTGCCATGACTACGGGCAGTTTAAAGCAGTTCTTAGAGGCAACTATCGTATAATTATAGGATGCCTAACGCACCTAAGACTCCTACGCGTACTATCCGCGTACCTGACGACCTTTGGCTTGCTGTACAGCGCAAAGCTAAGAGTGAGGGTGTTACAGTCACTAGCGTTATTATTAAGTCTTTAGAAGAGTACTTAAAGCCAGAATGAGCAAGCACAAAGATAAAGTTGCTGCAGCTTTAAAGTGGCGTCAAGAGACTATGCCTAAGGGCGCTGGGTTTAAGAAGCCTGGAAGCATGAACAAAAAGAAGACTGGCTACCGTAGTTACACGGCATCTGAGGCTCGCAAAGTAAGTTGACAGCCCCCTACCCAACGATTAGTGTTGGGTGCACTTACAAAAGGGGATACTGTGGAAGATAAAGAACTTAAAAATACTATTCGTCAATACCTCATGCTTAAAGATGAGCTTGATGTAATTACAAAACGTCAAAATGATATTAAGCAGCGCCTTATTGAGGTAGTGGACACTGTTGAAGCAGATGACAGAGGTCATCGTGTTTTAACAGTTGAAGATGACGCACTTGGAGATGTAACACTTACCCGTCAACGCCGCGTCTCTAAGTCACTTAACATGGAAGTTGCAGAAGACATCCTTACTAAAAAAGGTATTAGAGACACTTGTATTAAGATGGTGCCCACTATTGATGAGGGCGCTATCATGGCGGCTTTCTATGAAAACTATTTAACAGAAGAAGACATTGACGCTATGTTCCCATCTAAAATTAGTTACGCGTTTTTATTGGATAAGTAATGTCAGACGAGATTGATAAACTGTTTGAAGACCTTGACGCTTACTACCCAGGTAGTAAGCGCAAGCGCAAAGAAAAAGTAGTTAAACCACCAGAGATAACACTAGATGCTGCTTGGGATGCAAAGCCTACTAAGAAGACTTTGCCCAACGGTAAAGAGGTAGAACTGTTTTCAATTGGCGCTTTGGCAGGGGCTTTAGGACGACCAGTTATCACTATACGCACATGGATAAAGGAAGGCTATCTTCCAGCTTCCCCATATAGACTTCCCGCTAAAAAGAACAAAAACGGTGAAGACCACCAAGGCCGTAGACTTTATTCTAGGGCCATGGTGGAAAAGACAGTTTCGTTGTTTGATTCGGCTGGACTACTTTACACAAAACGTGTAGAATGGTCCTTACACCGACAGCTCAGCAATGAGATTGCCGAGGCTTGGAATCAAATCCGAGCAGACGAAACTAAAATAAACTAAACTAAAATAAAAGGATGATAAACAAATGGCAGTAGACAGAACAGCAGAATACGTTGTTGAAAACGACGAGTTCTCAAACACAGCAATTACAGAACGCCCAGCCCAGAGCACAAGCAACAACATTTTATCTGGTTGGGAAGCCGCAGATAAAGCATCTGCACCAGCAGGCGGATATCCAGTTGAATTTAAGTTCAACGATGGAGAGTTCCAAGTAATCAAGTTCCTTGACCAAGATGGCCCGTTCGCTATCTACAAGCAGCACTTCTTATCACAAATTACATCAGGTAAGCGTTCATTCGTGTCTCTTGGTGCTAATGACCCATTGTGCGTAAAGCTTGGAAGCAAGCCTGAAGACAAGAAGGCATTTACAATCGCTAACCTAAGTGCGCCTGGAGGCCCACAGCGTCAAATGCTTATTGCAAGTCCACGTCTCTATAAGTCCCTGCATGCCGCACACTTTTCACCAGCTGGTCCTCTAACAAAGAACTACTGGGCGATTAGTCGTACAGGTAAGATGCAATCAACTGTGTACCACATTAACCCTGTTAAGCCACGAGACCTCGCTGAGGATTGGGGCATTACAGATGAAGAGGCAATTGAAAACGCAATTGCTGCGATGGTGCCGTTTGACCGCTCCGTTATCAAGGAGCCAACTTGGGAAGAGCTAGAAGCAGTCGCTGCTTCACTTCTCTAAACAACTAGGTCGCTGAAGGGCTAGGGTCTAAATCCCCTGGCTCTAGCCTTTCGGCTCTATAAGGGACATAACTTGAATATTATTACAACAAAAAAGCAATTAGATGAGATGGTTGCGTACTATCTCAAGCAGGACGCGTTTGCATTTGACGTGGAGACTGTTGGAGATGACCGCGGTACTCCTGCTGTAAACGAAGTTCTGTGGATTAGTTTTGCTACGCATGGTCGTGGTGATGTTATTCCTATGGGCCACCCTCATGGAGAATTTGTATCTGAGTCTTTCCCACTTACTGGGCAAGGTGAAAAGCGCGTTGCTGCTGGGCTACCAGCACGAGAGTTGGACTACTCACGCGATAAGAAGAAAGCAATTAAAGTATTTGATGAAGCACCTGTTCAACTGTTTCCCGCAGAGGTGTTTAAGGCTTTAAAGCCGTTATTGTTTAACGACAACCAGCTAACTATTGGCCACAACTTAGTGTTTGACCTTAGTTCAGTAGCTAAGTATTACGGTGGCGAGGTCCCTACAGGCCCTTACTTTGACACCTTGATGGCGTCTTTCTTGTATGACAACAAGAACAAGGGACGACTTGGCCTTGATGACTGCCTACAGCGCGAGCTTGGCTATAGCATGGAAAAAGGTATAGGTCACCAAGTAGAACTTTATTCGTTTAGCGATGTCGCCAAGTATTCTTATTTAGATGCTAAGTACACATTTTTACTATGGAAGACCCTTGTTCCAAAGCTGACTGCTGCAGATGTAGATACTGTTATGCAGTTAGAGATGGATGTGCTACGTGTCCTCTGCGATATGAAGCTTACTGGAGCCCCTATTGACACGGCAGAGCTACAGGTTCTATACGACAAGTTGATTATAGAGATTGAAGAAGTTAAGTCTAATATCTATCGCATCGCGGGTCAGCCTTTTAATATTAACTCTAATAACGAGAAGCAGTACATCCTTTATGGCCCACGTTCAGAGGGCTGCCGAGGGCTACGCCCACAGCTTCTAACTGGTAAAGGCTCTCAAAAAGAAGAGAGCGCTCTTGACTATAAAGACTACTCAGTATCAGCGGAGGCGCTTGAGCCTTATCGTGAGAAAGACGAGTTAGTTAACGCGCTTCTTGGGTACGCTGATTTAAACAAGTTGTTGAGTACTTATGTAATTCCTTATTTAGGTGGTGAGATTACTAAAACTGTTGGCGGCAAGTCAAAGACTGAGATGCGAGAGTCAATGCTTGTTAACGGCCGTATTTACGGAGACTTTGTTCAATGGGGTGCAGAGACTGGTCGTTTTTCTAGTCGTAACCCGAACCTTCAAAACGTACCTGCCCCTCATACAGCGCACGGTAAGTCTATCCGTAATTTATTTTGTGCTCCAGAGGGGTACAAGTTAGTGGTGGCTGACTACTCACAGATTGAACCTCGTGTTATTGCTGCTATGTCGGAAGACCCTATTATGATGAAGAACTACTTAGACGGCGGAGACATTTATACAACCGTAGGTGACACTATGGGTGTTGACCGAAAAGCAGGCAAGGTTCTTGTGCTTGCTATGGCTTACGGCGTAGGCCCTGACAAGATTGCACGTTCTATCGGGTGCTCTGTAACTGAGGCCAAGCATCTACTATCTGACTTTTCAGAGAAGTTTTCTTCTGTGGCAAAGTACCGCGCTAAGGTTATTGGCCTTTCTAGAAACAAAGGTTTTGTTACTACTATCATGAAGCGCAGACGTTACCTCCCTGACATTAACTCTAAGCAGATGGGATTTAGGGCTAGTGCTGAGCGTCAAGCTTTTAATACACGTATTCAAGGTACGGCTGCAGACATTATTAAGTTAGCTATGGTTCGTGCTCATCAAATGATTCCCGCTGGTGCTAAGCTGATACTTACAGTGCACGACGAAATTGTAACTTTAACCCCAGACGCGCTTGTAGATGACACTGTAAATGCCATTCGCGAGGCTATGGAAGGTATTAAATTGCTACCAATACCGTTAGTGGCCGACATAACCGTAGTTAGTAAGTGGGGAGAGGCAAAATGATAAAAGTAATAAGTAATTTTATTTCTTTGAGTGACGCTGCCACTTTAATTAAGTATATAGATGAGAACTCACCTTCTTTTTCATCAGATAACAAAGGGTTATGGTTTAAAAAGTTCTTTGGTATAGATGACATATACAAGCATGGCAAGGGTGAGCCTGTTATTGACGGTTTAGGTGCTATTAAAGAGGTGTCAATTAACATAGTAGAGGCTGTAAAAACCAGTATGTCCGAGCACTTTATGGATACTGAGCCTATATTTTTAAATTCCCTTTGGTTTGCTAAGCATCTGCCTGGGGATAATGTGCAGGCTCATGTTGATACAGAGGAAGGGTATAACCAGCAGTTTGTCTATAGTGCTATTCTGTATTTAAACACAGTTGAGGACGGGGGAGTATTAAACTTTCCAAAACTTAACTTATCCTTTAAACCAAAGGCTTGCGATTTAATTATATTTCCGTCAGGCGGAGATAACATGGTGCACGAGGTCATGGGTATTGGGGAGAACAGGTATACGTTGCCTATGTGGTTTACTAAAGACAAAGACTTAGAACTTAAGTTTACATAGAAAAGAGAGGAATACAATGACATCAGAGTTTTACGAAGAGCCAGAGTTTTATGGGGCAGGGTTTGACCCAGCCAAAGACTCTGCGCGTTTAAATTCTCAACAGGCCAGAATCTACAACATTATGGTTGACCAGAACTGGCATACGCTTCGTGAGCTGTCAGAGGCCACTTCTACGCCAGAAGCTTCTGTATCTGCTCATATTAGGGCTTTTCGCAGAAAAACTCATGGAAGTCATATTGTAGATAGGCGCCGTGTTGATAACTATTATGAGTACCGTTTAAATCTAGAAGCAAAGGAAAATGCCAATGGCTTGGTTTAGACGACGGCCCAAGTACGAGGTTGTATCTACTGAGGTACCTATGTCTACTATTCTTCGGTGGTACTTGTATGACACTGGGCTAGACGATGCTAATAAATTAGCTGAGTTTGTAGGTTTAAACAAAGTAAGCGCAGAAGGCGATGCTAAAGAGCAAGAAGATAGCGACATTAGAGTTAGCCGTATTATGGAGTTAATGCCTTACATAGACGCTTTGTCAGACATTAGCGCTGACACTATGGTGGCACTGCATAGGTCAAACGGTAAAGGGGCAGACCTTACTCCTGAGGAGACAGCATCTTCTAAAATTATATATAAAGCTGTGAGCATGTCGTCACTCATAGGCGCGTTATCTATTGGTATTAATATTGGTATATTAGACTCAGGGGCGTTAAGCTCAGGAAGAATAGAAATGGATATGGACTATGAGTAATGCCGATTGGTTTGCTAGAAAGTTAGGCACACCTCAACCACAGCAGCAAGCAGGCCCACAGCCTACTTATGTTCCGCAAACACAAAACCCAATGCCAAACGTTGGGCAGCCGTCGTACCCCTCTGCTACTCCAGCAATTCCTAAAGGCGACCGTTGCCCTGGATGCGGTAGTGGCAACTATGGTGGTGCAACTCCCGAAGCACGTAAGCGTTGTTACGATTGCGGATACCCAATTACCCAAAGCGGGTCAGGTATGGGTAAAGGAATTACAAGTGGACCGCAGGCGTCAGGCCCCACTCAAGCAGCAACTCAAGTTCCAACAGGCGGATGGAACCCAACTACAATCATTGGACATATTTAATGGGAATCTCAGGCGAACTAGCAAAAGTATTTAGTGCAATTAACAAGATCAAAAGTTGGACCCAGAGTTCACAACCGTATGGGTTGCTGCAGAGCAGTGGGTACCAAAATATGCAGAGATGTGTGGCGTTGATACGTCACGTGTGTATGTAATATCTACTAATTTGATGGAGGAAGCCTATGAAGCGGTTATTAAAATCACTGAAAGTAAATCTGTGGATTGTATTGTTGTTGATAGTCTTCCTGCCCTCGTTCCTGGAGCAGAAGATGAGAAAGAAATGGATGAACACACCGTTGGACGAGGAGCACTCCTCACCAACAAGTTCTTCAGAAAAGTAGGCCTTGCATCTAAACGAAGCTTGACAGAGTTTGAACGTCCATTTATTGGGATTATGATTAACCAATGGCGCGATAAGGTTGGCGTTATGTACGGCGACCCCCGCACAACCCCTGGGGGTAAGGGCAAGAACTACAGTTACTTCACTCGTGTAGACGTCCGCAGAGATGATTGGATTGAGGCTGGCACAGGTGAGGAAAAGCGTCGTGTTGGTCAGTCTATTAAGGCACGAATCCTTAAGAATAAGTCAGCCCCACCGTCTCGTGTAGCCTCATTTGATTTTTACTTTGCAGAGGGCGGAGAGGTGCCTGCTGGAGAGCTTGACTTTGGTAAAGAGCTAATTGCAATTGGTAAACTTAACAAGGTTATTACTCGCGCTGGTGCCTATTATCGGTACGGCGAACGGCAATGGCAGGGCGCAGATGCTATGCTTGCCTCCATTCGGGAAGAGATTGATTTGAAAGAGGCCCTTGAACGGGACGTTCTTGACTCCATTAAAGCG